TAAAAAAGGTGGATCTATAGAAAACGATCCTGTTTTTGAATTATTATATAATTTATCTAACAAAGAACAAACTAATTTATTATCAGAAGAGCATTTTTGCTATCATATTGGTGATTTAAAAAAAATAGAACCCGAACAACAAAATACTAAATCAAATTTAAAAATAGGAGTTCTTTTTGCTTCGTATAACTGTGCTGATCATATTGATAGGTGTTTTCAACCTTGGTTAAATTTGCGCGAAGAATTGAATTTAGTTTTAGCTTCTACAAATGGAAGATACGATCTTTCAGATTTAAAATTTGATTATAAAGGTAACGATTCTCTTATAAAATTATTAGGTAAAAATTTAGATTTCTTAGTTCATTCAACGAGCGTTAACCATAGGTGGAGCGAAGAGCAGAGTAGAACGTATATGTTGAATTATATGTTGGACAGAAAAGTTGATTTGATATTTGTGATCGATGCTGACGAATTTTATACAGAAGAGCAAATAAGAAATATTTTAAAATATATTAAAGAAAATCCGAACTACGATGCTTACAACGTGCAGTTCAAAAATTATGTAATAAAATTACCTTATTGGATTGAAGGATTTAACAAGAGCGTTATTTACTGGTGTGATAGACATAGCGGAATAAAATGTTTTAATTTTGATTGTGAAATAGCTTATAACGATGGAACAATAATCCAAAAAAATACAAACGTAAATATTATACCTAAAAATATAGCTTTTGTAGAACATTATTCTTGGTTAGAAAACGATCCAAGAACTAAAGAAAAGACTGTATTACAAAATATTAAATATTTTGGCGAAGAAAATTTAAAATGCTCTTTTTGTTACGATGAAAATAACAATTTAATAGTAAATGAAAATTTTTATAGAAAAAGAATTGGTCTTTTGCCAACTTTTCATAAAACAATAAATAAACATTGCTGTGATTTTGATATATATTTAAATGAAAATGATAACAGTTTTCACATAAAAAATGTGTTGGTAAACAAATCTTTTATTTTTAGTATTTACAATGGAGAAACTAATGATTTAATTTATGCGCCATTAATGAATTTATCAGCCAATTTAAATTATTATATAAATTGTGGCATAAATCTGAAAAGCTATAAAAGTTTTAAAATTATTGTTATAGATGTAGAAACAAATAAAGAAATTCATGATGAGTTGTTATTTTTAAAAATTTAAATAAATTTAAAGCCTTGGGCTTGAAATTGGGTTTTTTTTGTTGTATTATATTCAACTTATTCTAAAAATGAAAAAAAAAGAATTGTATCACAAAATCAATCCAAATTCTTTAGGTGATGCTTTAGCAGCCACACCAACTTTAAGAAAAATTTCTAAGTCTTACGATCAAAAAATAAATGTTGTAACTCATGTTCCTGAATTATTTAAAAATAATCCATATGTTAAAAATATTTATTCTTTTGAACAATTTAATAAATTAAAATTATCTGCCGAAACTGAAGTTTTTGAAACTTTTTGTGGTTGTGGAGTAAAAAATAATAATGGTGTTGAAAAAAAACATAACCTTTTTGACATCAGAAGATTTCATTCTGTTGATTTAGGATTTGATCTATTAGATACAGAAATGCATTATGATTTTGTTCCTGATTTAAATAATAATTATCACATTTCTCAAAAATACATTTGCTTGCATGCCGCCACTTCTTGGGAGTCTAGAACATACTCTAAAGAAAATTGGCAAAATCTGATAAATGAACTAGAAAAATTAAATTATTTTATAGTTATAGTAGGAAAAAACGCTACAGAACACGGCTTTTGGAATATTGATAAAAAAATTCACTCTTTATCTTTTAAAAATGGATTAGATTTGAGTAATAAATTAAACCTATCTGAATTATGGCATGTTTTAAATAATTCTGAATATGTAATAACTATGGATTCAGGTATATTGCATTTTGCTGGTACGACTGATACATTCATCATACAGTTAGGATCATCTATAAATAATAAATTACGCGCACCATATAGAAATAATTCTCAAGACTATAAATATAAATATATTTCTGGTCCTTGTGATATTTTTTGCGGCTCCAATATGAAATACGGTATAAAAGAATGGGGAACAATAAATAGTGTGCCTCCATTGGTAAAATGTTTAGAAAATAAATCAACTTTCGAATGCCATTCTAAAGTAAGCGATGTCGTAGATTTTATCAAAACAAGAAACGTATTAGTTGAAATAAATAATACTCCCAAAAAATATTTATTTATTGCTGGACATTTATCTACTGGTGGAGGTCCAAAATATTTAGAGTGGTTAATCAAAAAGATCAAAAACGAAGGAAACATAATTAAAGTTATTGAATGGAATCTTTATAGTCCAAATTTTATTGTTCAAAGGAATGAAATAATAGACACAATTGGAAAAGATAATTTTATAAGTGTCGGATCTTATTATGAAGATGATTCTACATTTTACGATAAGGAAAAAAATATAAAAAATTATATTAATGATTTTGCGCCTGATTATATTCATTTAAATGATTTACCAGAGGAGTTTGCTATAAAGCCTATGTCTAAAGATTTTCTTGAGTTTTTATATAAAAAAGATAGATCTTATAAAATATTAGAGACATGCCATACTTCACAATTTGATTTTAATAAAAAAATTTATATGCCTGATGCTTTTTGGTTTTGTTCTGAATATCATTTAAAATTATCTGAAAATATAAATGTGCCAAAGAAAATTGTCGAAATGGATTTGCCTTTGAATATTCGTCCAAATAGAGATGATACCTTGAAAGAATTAGGTTTAGACCCTAGTTATTATCATGTTTTACAGGTTGGATTATTTCATAAAAATAAAAATCAAAAATTTACATTCGACGTTGCTAAAAATTTCTTGGATGACAAGATTCTTTTTCATTTTGTAGGAAACATGTGTTATATTGATGAATGTGATATAGATAGAAATCAAAAAAATTGCATGATTTGGGGAGAGCGCGATGATGTGCAAAAATTTATGTCTTGTATGGATTTATTTGTTATGCCATCACTACAAGAATTAAATCCAATTTCTATAAAAGAGGCACTTTCTTGGAATATGAAGTGCTTCATAAGTGATTTAGATGTATATAGAGATAAGTATAAAGATAATAATAATATTTCTTTTATAAAAGAACATAATCTTTTACAATATATTGTTAATTTACCTTTATCTAATATTAGTGAATCATATGTAGAAAATTTCTTTTTTGCAGATTTTCGCAAACCAGTAAGAATAGAAATATCTGGAAATAATTCTTACAAATACGATGTTAAATTTATTAATAAATTAAATAATAAGATTTTTTATGAATCTTTGTTAACTAATAATATGTGGGCGGCTTCGGAACAAGAGTCTGCTGAAAATGTTAAAATAATTATGCAAAATCTAACTACAAAACAAATTTTTAATTTTGAAAAATCTAATGATCGAAAAGTTTGTGTAGCAAATGAATCTGGAAGTTTAGGGGATACATTAGCTTGGACTCCAGTTGTAAATCGTTTTGCTGTAGAAAATAATATTACAATTGATTATTTTACTCCTTATAAAAATTTATTTGAAACTAAATATCCTAACGTAAATTTTCATGATTATAGTGATAAAAATAATATTTCTACTGACAGTGAAATTTATGAATTAAAATTTGATTGCGGTAAATTAGATAATACAAAAAACCTACAAGAAATAGCGTCTGATATTTTGAATATTTATCATAAAGAAGAAAGACCACAACTAAATATTGCAAAGCCTTTTAAGAAAAACTTTAACAAAAAGTATGTTTGCATAGCAACACAATCTACTTCTCAATTTAAATATTGGAATAATGCCACAGGATGGAAGCAAACAGTTGATTATTTAAAAACTATAGGTTACGATGTTGTCTGCATAGATAAACAAGAATATTTTGGAACTGATAAAAAAATGAATTGCATACCTAAAGGATGTATTAATAAAACTGGTGATATTTCTTTACAAGAAAGAATGAATGATTTATATTTTTGTGATTTCTTTATTGGTTTGACTTCTGGCTTATCTTGGTTAGCTTGGTCTTTAGAAAAACCAGTCGTTTTAATTTCAGGAATTTCAAAAGAAAATACAGAATTTTTTACTCCTTATAGAGTTACAAATACTAATGTCTGTCATGGATGTGCAACTGAAAAAGGTTATGAATTTGATAGAGACGATTGGATGTTTTGTCCTAAAAATAAAAATTTTGAATGCACTTCATCAATAACATTTGAGATGGTAAAAGAAAAAATAGATAAACTAATAAAAGATAATAATTTAAAATAAATGAATATTTTATTAACCGGAGCTTCTGGATCTTTAGGCAAAGAGTTTGTAAAAGAGTTTCAAAAAAGAAATTTTAATTATTACACCCAAACAAATTCTATCGATTTAGGTGGAAAAAATATTTTATGTAATTTTAATGATCCTAAAAATTTACTATCAATAAAAGATTATATTAAAAAAAATAATATAACTCATTTAATAAATAATGCAGGTATTTATATTAATGGAGAATTAAACGATTTAACTGATCAAAGCGTTGTCGATTTGATAAATATTAATTTACTAAGTCCGATTTTGTTGTCTAAATATTTATACGAACACCTTGCAGAAACCAATCAATCAGGAAAAATAATAAACATAAATTCAATAGCTGGAAAACAGCCAAACTATTTAGAATCAGTTTATTCTGCCTCTAAGCATGGTCTTGCCGGTTTTGGGGCATCGTTATCAATTAATCAAAAAAAATCAAGAATTCAAATTATAGATTGTTTTGTTGGCGGAATAAAAAGTAATATGACTAAAAACAGATCGAATTATGATTCTTTAATGCAGCCATCAACCATTTCAAAATTTATTGTTGACTTGTTGCAGTCTAAAGAGGACTATACAGTGTCTTCTATAGATTTAAGAAATAATGTATGAAAGCTGTTATTTTAGTTAAAAAAAATGAACCACTGATAGTAGATGATATAAGTTTACCGGAACAACTTTTTTTTGGTCAAGTTAAAGTAAAAAATATTATAAGCGGTTTGTGCGGCGCTCAATTGCAAGAAATAGCTGGATTAAAAAATAATGAAAAATTCATGCCTCATTTATTAGGTCATGAAGGTTGTGGTATTGTTGAAGAGATAGGTCAAGGAGTGAACAAAGTTAAAGTCGGAGATAAGGTTATTTTACATTGGCGAAAAAGCTCAGGAATAGAATCTGAATTTCCAATATATACTTGGAATGATAAAAAAATATCTGGAGCAAAATTAACTACGCTTTCAGAATATTCTGTTGTTTCAGAAAATAGAATTACAAAAGTAAATAATGATATATGTAATAATTTTTGTGCTTTATTGGGATGTGGACTTTCTACGGGATTAAGCGTAGTAAATAATGAGGCTAATATTAAGTTTGGTGAAAGTGTATTAGTTCTTGGATGTGGTGGAGTTGGTCTTAATTGTATTTTTGCCTCTAAATTATCACATGCAAGTCCAGTCGTTGGAGTAGATATTAGCATTTATAAACAAGCGCTTACAGTAAAAAATGGTGGTGAATTTTATCATATTGATTCTTTAAATCAGTTGTTTGATAAGTATAAAAAATTTGATTGTATCATAGATACGACAGGAAATTTAGACTTAGTTTCAAAATGTATTCCTTATTTATCTGAACAAGGAAGATGTATATTTGTTTCTCAACCAAAACAAAATTCTTCGTTAGTTATAACTAATCCAATAAATTTCTTTTCAAGTAAAGGGTTATCTTTTAAGACAACTCAAGCTGGCGGTTTTAATCCAGATGTGGATATTCCAAAGTACATAAAATTATACTTGAACAAAGTTATAAACGTAGATAATATAATCACAGATTTTTACGATTTAGATAGCATAAATGAAGCTATAGCTAAATTGATGACTGGTACTTCTGGCAGAATTTTAATAAAAATATGAACTATATCTCTAAACAAGGGTTGATTGATTTTGAAAACGAAATAATTAAATTATATAAAGATTGTAAGCTTCCATTTCTTTTCCATTTGTCAGGTGGAAATGAAGATCAGTTAATTGAAATTTTTAAAGATATTAAAGACGGTGACTATGTAATTTCGAATCATAGAAATCATTATCATGCATTGTTAGCTGGAATTTCACCAGAAGAGCTAAAGCAAAAAATTATTGATGGCAGAAGTATGTTTGTCTACGATAGAAAACGTAATTTTTTTACATCAGCTATTATTGGTGGAACACCAGCCATTGCGGCTGGAATCGCTCTCGCTCTTAAGCGCAAAGGATCTTCTCAAAAGGTTTGGTGCTTTGTAGGAGATGGTACTGAAGATTCAGGTCATCTTTTCGAGGCGGCTAGATATGTTTCTGGATTTGATTTGCCATGCACATTTATAGTAGAAGATAATAATAGATCAGTTTGCACTCCAAAGAATGAAAGATGGGGCGAGTCGGTTTTGCCGTTGATGCCTTCATGCGTAAGAAGATATAAATATGATATTACCTATCCTCACGCAAGAATTGATGCTCCGATTGACTTAAAGAAAACTAAGCAAAAAACTGATGCTGAATATTTTCCACATTTGCTTCCAGAAGAAATGCCGTCTTTTTATATTGATCCAAACATTTCTTTCAAGAATGCGGTTACCGAAGCTATGACTGAAATTGGTAAGGCTAATTCTATATTTATAGGATATAATGTAAAGTATGGCAATGCAATGGGTAATCTTGTAAATGTAGAAGACAGCAAGAAAATTGAAACTCCTGTTGCTGAAAATCTTATGGCTGGACTTGCTATTGGTATGTCATTCGAAGGTTTTCGTCCAGTAGTTTATTATGAACGTCATGATTTCATGTTGGTAGCGGCAGATGCTATCATTAATCATGCTAATCATATCGAAAGAATTTCTCATGGAGAATATGAGTGTCCAGTAATATTTAGAACAGTGGTTGCTGATAGCGGCCCTTTCTATTCTGGGCCAACTCATTCTCAAAATTTTACAGAAGGATTTAGAAGTATGGTTTCTTTCCCAATTTATGTTCCAGACACTGGTGCGGAAGTATTAGATGCTTATAAAAAAGCATTATATTCTAACAGGCCATCCATGGTTGTCGAAAGAAAAAGTAAATTCTAATGAAAAAGAAAATTTTAGTAATAGGTGATAGTTGTAGAGATGTTCATATTTATTGTTCATCTAGCAGAATGTGTCCAGACAAGCCAGTGCCAATTTTAAAAATTATTGATCAAAATGATAATCCTGGTATGGCGAAAAATGTTTATAGAAATATAAAATCTATTGTAGAATCTTGTGATTTACTAACGAATACAAACTGGCACAACATTACTAAAACTAGATATGTACATAAAACTACAAATCATATGTTTTTTAGAGTAGATTCTGCCGAAGAAATAAAAAGGATAAATATTGATTCAATAAATTATAATTATGATCATATAGTTATTTCAGATTATGATAAAGGATATTTAACTGAAGAAGATATCGTAACAATATCTTCAAATCATAATTCTGTATTTTTAGACACAAAAAAAATATTAGGTTCGTGGGCTAATAAAGTAAAATTTATAAAAATCAATAATCATGAATATGAAAGATCTAAAAATTTTATAACAGAAGAGCTTAACAATAAAATAATAAAAACCTGTGGTGAATATGGATGCTGTTATTTAAATGAAAGATTTCCTGTTGAACAGCAAGAAGTTATTGATGTGTCTGGTGCTGGAGATTCTTTCTTAGCTGGTTTAATTATTGAATATTCTAAAAATAAGGATATTAGAGCGTCTATAGAATTTGCAAATAAATGTGCTAGTAAAGTTGTTAGTCAAAAAGGCGTTAGTGTGATATGAATTTTTAATATAAATCTATTTATGAATAATTTTTTAACAGTAGGTGTGGAAAAAAATACTATTAATAAAAACTACCGACAATTAATGAAAAAATTTATTGAAGAGACTGCGGTTGAAATTTTTGATTTTAATCAATATGAATTAAATGTAAAAGTAGAGCCTAATGATTTAGTTTTAGATTTAGGATGTTCTTTTGGTTATTTTTATTTTAAAAATTTGCGTAAAAATATAACTTATATTGGCGTTGATGGCAGTATTGATTGTTTAAAAGATTTTTATGAAAACTTAAATAAAGATAACAGACCTATTCTTATAAATAGTTTTATAACAGATGATAAAAAAATTTATGATTGTAAACCGTTTTTTCATGACGCGCCTTCTAAAGAAGTAGTTAGTATTTCTTTTGCAGATTTAATTAAATTGTTAAATAGAAAAATTGATTTTTTAAAATTTGATATTGAAGGTGCAGAAATGGATTTATTCGATAATGAATCAAATTATAAATTGTTAAAACAAAATGTTAAAAAATTCTCTGGCGAATTTCATTTATTAAATGGATCTCATTCCCGAGAAAAAATAAATGAAGTGTTAAGAAAGCTTTCTGTAGATCCTGAATTAGATTTGAAAATTTATAGTATTAACGCTGTAGATATTACAAATTCTTATTTTAATAGTGGAGATTATTATTCAGAAATAATTATATCTAGCAAAGTCAACAATAATATATAATATATTATATATAGTTAAGCATAAGAATATTAATATATGTCAATCAAAAAGAAAAAAATTCAAAAAGAAAAAGACGATTTAAATGAAATTATCGCAGATAATAGTTTCAAATCAGCTAAACTGACTATTAAGAATTTTAATTTAACGGATAAGCAAAAAAGTTTTGCTCAAATAGCTTTTGATAAAAATACTAAAATTGTTTTTATTAATGGACCTGCTGGAAGTTCTAAAACATTTTTAGCTGTTTATTGTGCGCTTCATATGTTAAATATGAATTCAAAGTATGAAATTAAATATATTAGAACAATAGCTGAATCTGGAGAAAGAGGGCTTGGTTCTTTGCCTGGAACTGTAGATGAAAAATTTAATCCATTTATGATGCCTTTATATGATAAGTTGGATGAGCTTCTTCCTATGGCGCAATCAAAATATTTAGAAACTAATGGATTTATTGAAGCGCTACCAATTAATTTCTTAAGAGGAGCCACATGGAATGAGAAAATTATTATTGCAGATGAATCTCAAAATTATAGTAGTAAAGAACTTATTACTCTTTTAACTCGTATCGGTGAAAATACAAAAATGTTTATTTGTGGAGATACTATGCAATCAGATATTGGAAACAAGTCTGGTTTTATTAAAGTTTATGATTTATTTAATAATAAAGAAAGTGAAGAAAAAGGAATTTATTGTTTTCAATTCGATGAAGAAGACATTATGCGAAGTGAAATTCTAAAATATATTGTTAATGTCTTTAAGAGATTAGATAAATCAAACATTCATTAATATAATAGTCATGAGTAATATTTACTGTTCAAATTGTGGAACTAAACATGTTTTTGGTTCTAAGTTCTGTACTAATTGTGGAAACTCTTTAGGTGGATTCTCTAATATTAGTAAGCCAAAATTGCAGAATCCAATTCAAACAAGAAATATTTCTAAACAACAAAATTCAGAAGTTGATGAAGATGGAATTCCAACTGTATTTGTTAGACCATCTAAACTTTCATATGAAATAGAAAAACCATCAGGTAATAAATATCTAGGAAAAGATCTATTTAATGCTACTCCAGTAGATCCAAATGAAAGAACCAGTTCTAGACTCAATTCGAATTATAAAAAATTGACAAAAGAAGAATTCTTAAGCCAATCACTTAAAGAATGTAGTTCTAGACCTATTCAGGATATTGATGAATAATAAAAAGAAAAAATTTGAAGACATGTATGATACAATTGATCAAGTAATTAAAAAACGTAAAAATAAGTGGAAGTTAAAAGCGATTACTTGGTTTGATTTTGAAGATATAGAACAAATTATAAAAGTTCATATATATAAAAAGTGGCATTTATGGGATCAAGCGAGAGCTATTGAACCTTGGGTGAATCGTATAGTCACGAATCAAATAAGAAATATAATAAGAAATAATTATACTAGTTTTGCACGACCATGCTTATCTTGTCCATTTAATCAAAATAAAGAAGGGGATTCTGGAGCAGAAATGTCTTGCGGATTCACTACCAATGGGAAGCAGTGCAATGAATGTCCATTATTTGCAAAATGGGAAAAAGTTAAAAAATCAGCTTACGATGTTAAAATAACTGTTAGTTTAGAAAATCATAAAAATTATTTTATGAATTTTGAGTCTGCTATGAGTTATGATTATAAAAATGCAGAAAATAAACTTCATGAATTAATGAGAGCGCATTTAAATGATAAACATTTTTTAATTTATAAAATGTTTTTTATTGATAATTTAACCGACGATCAAGTTGCAAGAATTTTAAAATTTAAAACTACTGAAAAAGGTAGAAAAGCTGGATACAAGCAGATAAAAAATTTAAAAAAAATGTTATATATTAAAGCTCAGGCATTGCTAAAAGAAAACGATATTTTTTCAATTTAATATGTTAACAGACGAGAATAAAGCGTTTTTATTAAAAAAAATTAATGAAGGAACTCAAGATTATGTAGTTTTAGCAAATCTGCTTCATAACCGCGAAGATTTAACTGGCAGATCTAAAGAAGCAAAGCTTATAAGAGATTTTCTAATTACAACTGGTTTTGCTAAAAAGCAAGAAAAACCAAAATCTACACAGACAGTAGAAATATTATCCAAAGAAAATTGTGAATTTATTGATCAAAATATTAAAATAGGAATAACGCCAAGACAAGTTACAGAACTGATATTTCATGAAAAATTTGTAGGTCTTGAAAACTTAAATCTTTTTATTACGGCAGAATACCGTGCCGTTCAAAAATACATAAAAGAAAAATATCCAGATTATTTAGTAGACAATGAATCTGGAGTTGGGGATAAGTATTCAGTACCTCGTTCTATTAAAACAGTAATAAATAAAGCTAATAAGTGGTGCGGTCAAAACATATCTGAAGAAAAGTTATCCTTGCAGCATAGAAAATGCATGGAAAGGTTATTAACTTATTTATCAAGCCCACGTTTTGTTGGTAATTATGATTCTTATAATAGCTCAACAGATAAAGAGTTATTTGAAGCTGAGTTTGTTAGATCTGTATGGGATAAGCCTGACTTAACTATTGATGAAATTAATTTGTATATTAATGTTTGTATGGATTATATTAACTTGCGTCAAATTGATATTAAGAAAAATAAAATAAACGACATGTTTAATGAGACGCAAGACCAGAAAGATTTTACCATGCGTCTCACGGAGGTTCTTAAGACAATTTCTGAGGAATATAATCAATGTGCAAGTCGTATCGATAAGAGTATTCAAAAATTGAACGGTGAACGTTCAAAGAGAGTGGAGCAAACGCATCAAAAGAACGCTTCGATTCTTAATCTTGTAGAGCTTTTTCAAGACGAACAAGAGCGTAAAATGATGATTCAAATTGCCGATATGCAAAAGCGCACAATTAAAGATGAAGCTGATCGTTTAGAAAATATGTCTTCATGGAAAGCTAGAATTTTGGGAATTTCTAAAGAAGATGCTATATGATTCAGTGTAAAATCTGTAGCGAGCCTTTTAATAATGATAAATCTTTTCATGCTCATTTAAAAAAGCATAATCTTTATCAAGCAGAATATTATTGTAAATATTATCCACGACATTCTCTTTATTATCGTCAACAAATACCTTTTAAAAATAAAAGACAGTATTTTCAAATGGAATTTCTAGATTATACTGAGTTTCTTAAATGGGAAAATTCATCAAATCCAGAAATCGTAAAAGCAAAATGTATTGAGATGCTTAAAAAAAGAATAGATGAAAAACAATATCATTTTGCTCCGTTTCATAATGAACTCATAACTCTTGATTTGCCAAGTTTAAATATTTATAAGAAACATTTTAATTCTTATACTGGCGCATGTAAGTTACTAAATATAGAACCATTGTATAATAAAAATTTACCAGACACATTTAATAAAACTAATGTTTCGCATCTTCCTATTCTAGTTGATACAAGAGAACAAGATCCTTTAGAGTTTTCAAAGTCTAAAGTCGAAAAAATATTTGTGGGAGATTATTTAATAGCTGATAAAAAATATTTTACTAATACTTTTGTAGATAGAAAGAGCGAATCTGATTTTCTTGGAACTATGGCTTCTGGAATAGAAAGATTTGAAAGAGAAGTGGTGAAAGCTGTTGAATTAAATTGTTATTTATTTGTCGTGGTAGAAAGCAGTATCAATAGTATATTAATAAACCAAAAAAAATATAATAGGAAAACAAATTTAGAATATGTTTTTCATAATATGCGTACTTTATGTCATAAATATCCAAGGCATATACAGTTTATTTTTACTGGTAGCAGAAATAAATCTTTAGATATTATACCAAAATTACTATATCATGGTAAGTCACTGTGGCAAGTAGATATACAATATTTTTTAGACAATGAGTTGGGAGACAGGCAATCAAGTACCAAGGAAATCGCGTTTAATTTCCAATGAGGAGTTAGCGCAGATACCTGGATACATAGAAGAGCGAGAAGCGAAGTTATTGTTTTATCAATTTCTTCGCAATAATACTACTTTCGCTACAGATTTGATAACAGGTGTCAAACTTTTTCCTTTTCAACACATGGCTATCAAAGGAATGTTAGAAAGTGATTATTTTTTAGGGGTATGGTCGCGTGGTATGAGTAAATCTTATACTACTGGTATTTATGCTGTACTTGATGCTATTTTAAATCAAGGAGTTGAAACAGGTATATTGTCGCGCTCATTTCGTCAGTCAAAAATGATATTTAAAAAGATTGAAGATATTGCAGCTAAACCTGAAGCCTATCTTCTCAAGCAATGTATTACAAAAGTATCAAAATCTAATGATGAATGGGTGATGGAAATTGGCAAAAGCCGCATTCGCGCATTGCCTTTGGGTGATGGTGAAAAGCTTCGTGGTTTTCGCTTTCATAGAATTATTATTGATGAGTTTTTATTGATGCCAGAGCGCATTTATAACGAAGTAATCGTACCGTTCTTGTCTGTAGTTCAGAATCCCACACAGAGAGAAGAGTTGTATAATCTTGAAACACAATTAATTGCTAAAGGAGAGATGACTGAAGAAGAAAGATACATTTGGCCTAATAATAAATTGATTGCATTGTCTTCAGCATCGTTTAAATTTGAATATTTATATAAGCTTTATGAGCAGTATGAGAATTTAATAT